ATATACTGTCCTACTGTCTTAGGATCAACCTTGTATATACTACCTGCTGTATCAATGATACAATGTGTTATTACATCAGGTCTATCCAGGAAGTGTAGCGGAGTAGCGTAGTAGTACCCATACACCCACTCTCCTTTTCTAGGACCATTTAGGATTTTTCCTCGGAATTTAGTTGTTGTCATTAGTTATGGGAAAGAGAGATAAAATATTTATAGGTTTTTTTGATTTTTCTTTATTACTAATAGTATCCTTTTTTTTAGGTATAGAACTGAATAAAACTAAGTCTGGGAAGTACTTCATATTTTCCCCTTCGCCTTTAGTTGGGCAATTATCATAGTCAAGTACGTAGCTCTTACCATTGATTTTTATTCCTCCGTAGTGCCTTGCTATGCTCAGTTGACTGTTAGCCCATACTTTATATGGTATGCGTTCTACTGGTGTTTCATTTCCTCTCATATTATCTCCTGTAAAAAACTAAAAAGTGCGTTGGCTTCGGGGGAGGTAAGTACTTCTTAAAGATGGTGTCTCAAGTATTCTCTTTGTGTCCCACCCTACTCTAATACGATGACGTAGAGCTCCATCAGATAATCCAATCTGTTTTGCCCATTGTGAAACTGTTTGTCTAACTCCATTATGCTCTAGAAATGTACTGTTTGTTTTATTTAGTGATTGTTCTGAAGCTGTTGCCCAACGTACATTTGAAGGAAAATATCCTTTATTAACATCAATACGTTCTATTGATAGTTCTTGAGAATATGACTCGCCCATATCTTTGAAAAACTCACTGAATTTATTCCATCTTTCGCATACTTTGATTCCACGTCCACCATACTGACGATAATATTTATCTTTTATATTATTACATCTACTTTTCATTTTAGCCCAACATGCATATATCGGTGTATCACTCATACCATGTTTCTCACGTGTTTTTACATGTCTAGGTTTATTTGCGTGGTATACTTCCGATCTGCGTTTTTTAAGTATAGCTGAATTTTTTTCACGGTATCTCTTGGATATAATACTCTGACAATCTTTACATTCATTTCGGTAAACATTACGTTCAGAGCGTTTTTTAAATGAAGATAAATCCTTACTAATATGGCATATTCGGCATTCTTTTCCTCTTCTATTGTACATATTACAAAAAATAATAGTGGGCTCACCGACCAAGGCACACCCACTATTAAAATCTGGTCGGTGATTTAAGTGGCTTGGTATATATATATTACTCTTTTATAATTATTTTGCAAGATTCTCTCCACCACCGCTTCTACTTCTTGTCTTGTGAATTGTTTAGTCATATAATTTTTCGCAATTTTGTAAAAATTTATCAATATTTGTATAGTGGACAGGGAAAGAAAGAAAACCCCACAGAGGTAACTCTTGGTGTTCTACAATCACACTACCGTCTCCAAGTGTAATTACTCCAAGTACCTTATGTCTTTCAAGTGCTGGGTGCTTTATCTCAATATATGATCTTAAATATAAAATATCTCCTTTCTTTAATTTATTTTTCCACATACCCTACTCAGTTAAAAAATATCGTGCGTACTTCTCACTCCATGCTATAGCGTCTTCTTCGGTTCGGTGACAGTTCCCCGTATTCCAAATTGATCTATCTATAGTGTCTCCATTATCATTCCAGCATAGCCAGTCAATTCCATTGTTTTTAATTCCACTAAAATAATATCTATCACCTCTATTCGGAATAAACTCCCACCTCTTACTTCTCGCTTCCTCTCTCATCTTCTCTGCTTCTGGTGAACGGAGGTCTAGCTTGTCTTCTTGTAGCTCCCATATGTGAGGTCTATTTTCTACGTTCCATGATTGCATTTGCGTAATATATGATGCAGTTTCGTCTAAAACTCCATCAGGGCTATATATATCATACCTATTATCTATATCATTCCATCGTGCTTCTGTTCCATTCAGATACTCTGGTGATTCTATAAGTAGTTTGTATGTTTTATTCACTCTCTGCCCATGCTTAAATTTTTCGTATGGTATTTTTTTCATAGTTTTAATCTTTAGTAATTAAAATAAGTATTATTATTAACAAAAGGAAATTAGTCATTTTTTATTAGAGGACATGCTAGATATGTTTTACAAAAATCCTCTATGATCTGGTATCTTTTATCCATTATATCTTCTGCTAACTTACTTAAAGTTTTATCCATAATTATTTTTTAGGAAATTGAATAATATTGTTATTCTCTTCATAAAGTTCTGCGAAACATTCGCCCAATGTATCCCCCATGGTATGATGTCCTCTCATTCGCTTCTCAACGTCAATCCACTGTTGCACTGCCTCGCTTGCCTTGTGATTGCTGTGATTATCGCATACGTCTTCAATGATAATCGTGGTGATGTTTCTCGCTATCGCAATCGCTCTCAGTGCATCCTTGGCAATTTCTTTCCTTTCATTATCTTTGCACACACGTAGTACGCTTCCTACTTCTTCTATCTTGAAGTCTTCGGAACATTTCGGACGTAGCACTGCATTGATACACTCTTGTGTTACTCCTTTCATTTTTAGAAATAGTTCCCAGTCTTTTTGAGGGTAGATGATGCCACCTTCAAAGTTTTGCTTTTCGTTGTTATTCATATTAGTATTTTTAAGAATTATAAAGTTCGGCTTCCCTACGAGTGATAAAAAAATGTATTCCTGCACCACATTCTACCCATCTATTTTTTTCAAATTTTTCAGTTGGTTTTACTATTTTTCCAACTTTATAAATAAAAGTTTTGTCATAAGTAGAAATAGTTTCTTTTATTTCTTTTCCTTTTTTATCGAAAATTGCTAATACTTTAGCCTGTGAGGCTCTACATTTCCTTGTTGTGGCACTGCTTCTTTTTGCATTTGCTGGAATAAGCAACTTCACAATTGATCCATTCACACATTGCTTCCACCCAATAAAATCTCCTTCTTCAGGACATCCAAGAGCAAAATGAGCTGTTTGTGCATTATAATATACCGTATCTATATTTTTGGCAGAGTTTAAATTGGCAGAGCTTAAATTGGCATAGCGTAAATTGGCAGAGCGTAAATCGGCAGAGCTTAAATCGGCATAGCGTAAATTGGCATAGCGTAAATCGGCAGAGCGTAAATCGGCAGAGCTTAAATCGGCAGAGCCTAAATCGGCATAGCGTAAATTGGCAGAGCTTAAATCGGCAGAGCCTAAATCGGCAGAGCCTAAATCGGCAGAGCTTAAATTGGCATAGCGTAAATTGGCAGAGCGTAAATCGGCAGAGCTTAAATTGGCAGAGCGTAAATCGGCATAGCTTAAATTGGCATAGCCTAAATTGGCAGAGCGTAAATCGGCAGAGCTTAAATTGGCAGAGCGTAAATCGGCAGAGCTTAAATTGGCATAGCGTAAATTGGCAGAGCTTAAATTGGCATAGCGTAAATTGGCAGAGCTTAAATCGGCAGAGCTTAAATCGGCAGAGCTTAGTACTGTAGTAAGTCCATCGAGTAAGTCTTGCACTGGTAATCCACCTATTGCGGTTCCTATCCCTGTAAGTATTGGTACAAATTTATGTACGTACCCTAACACACCTACTAATGCTCTCTTAACAATTTCTAAACTAGAATTTCTTGCACTATCTACACTCACGGCAAAGAACAAATCATCATTCCATGTAAACTCTTTCGCTTCCGACCAAGAGTACTTTTGTGAAAGAACATAATCTAACCCCCCACCTGCATCGAATTGTGGATTTGATGCAGTCACAATTCTACTGTTTTTTGTCTTCTCGTGTAGTTCTATAACATCCCCATGTACGAACTCTAGAAATACTCCTGATGGCTGTTCGCCTTCTTTTAAGTTGTCCTTCAAAAAATCTATAAGTTCTTTATTTTGGTCGCAAATTATTATTTTTTTCATAAATTATTTGTAGTTATATAAATTCTTATGTGTATGTAATACCTCATGTGCTCTATACCCTGCACCCTGAAAACTGATTAAATGGTGTGGGATGTTGAATGCTTCAATAATCTGCATGATTCTTTTATGAATTTCAATTCTGAACTCTTTGTCACTATGTCTTAATCCATCATTCTCTAGTGGGATTGTGGGAGGTATCACGTAGGCTACGCTGTGATTTCGATACTCTGCGAGGTGGTCATGCATCTGGTCTCGTAGTGCCTCACCTAGTGGGATTTCTTCACTGTATGCACACGCTTCTATTAGTGAACCATCAAGTACGCCCATAACTCGAGAATGTTCTGACTGCATAATAGATCCAATGTAGGAAGCAATGACAAATGTTTGAAGTTCTACCTTCTGTTGCTCTGTAAGTTCGTTTGACGTTAGTCCTTTTTTTCTCAAGTAGAATCGTGCCGTGTCTTGTGTTATAATTCTTTTTTCGTATGGGATCTTGTTTTCTAACTCGTGGATGAGGGATGATTTGCCTACGCTGTAGCTTCCAGTGATAAGTATGTTTTTCATGTTTTAATAAAAATTAAATATTTGATTCTATTTTTTCTTCTAGTTCTTTTATTTTAGCTTCAAGTTCGTCAATTTCGTCAACTATACAGTCGCAAGGTAGAACTTTATTATACGAGCTACTTACAACCATACTTAAGTCTTCTTCACATCGAGAACATAATAATTGTACGTCTAAGTTTGCCATAATTATTTTATAAAAAAGTAGTAAGTAGTTTGTTTCCTAGAAGAGCATAGGCGAAACAAAATAGAAGAGATCCGTATAAAAACAACGTACCTATTTCTTTAAGATTCAATCTTTTTTTTACGTGCATGTTTTTTTAGTGAATAAGTAATAAATTCTCTAAGTACCTGTGAAAATGTTTTATTTTCTAAAGTAGCAATCCTCCCAATTGCATAAAAATGTGTGCTAGAAAACCTCACATTTCTGCTCTTCTCGAGTAGTTTTTCTCTCATCTTGTAGGTCATTTTTCAATTTGTGTAATGTAATAAAAGTCTTGTTTGTTGTGTGTTCTACAATATCTATGTGACGAATATCACATAATCTAAATAGCATCTGAACATTGTCTATTGCCTCATCATAATCAAGCCAAACCTTAAAAACAAAAGGTTGACCTTCGGGATATGCCTGACATTGTGTGTAATACTTCATAATTTGAGTGAGTGAGTGATTAAATCTTTCGTATGCATCTTAATTCATGTGGCTCATAAAGTCAAGAGAAATATGATAAAAAGTTTTATGCTAGAAAGGTACGTCTTCTATGCTTGTAGCCTCTTCAAAAGATCCTTTCTTAGTTGTAGTTTCTTCGGATGCTTTCTTATGCACAGCAATTGCAATTACTTTTAATTGAGTACTGTAAATTTTTTTTCCATCTTTCTCATACATATTTGTTCCTGCCTCATAATTAGCTGTTACCTGATCGCCAACACTAAGAGTTTTTAGTGTATTTGCTTCGTGTCCAAAAGCTACCAAAGGGACGTATGAAAAAAATGCTTCTAGTTCCCCTTCCTTGTTTTTTTTCTCTTTCACCGACATGATTGTAAAATTGACTACTTTTTCCTTGGGGAATATTTGTTTGATAATCCCTCGCACTCCTCCATTGTTGAAACTTTCCATGTGATAATTGTTGTAAAGATATATTTATAAAATTCGTAAAAGCTTGTTTATCTTTTTCTCTTCTCTTATTCAGAGCAAGAAAACGTTTTTGTAGTTCTGTAATATGGGTCATGATCGATACATATAAGGATGTTTTGGTGGATTCTTATGGGTGAGATCCTCACCTTTTATTATCTTTCTCATGTCTCCTAGTTTGTAGGAATCACAGATGCCAGCACCATAAAAGAACTTAGGGAGTTTTTGCCCGTATTCGTACCTTATAACATAATCTTTATTTTTATAGGTGAACTTCTCACTTTCAGAATGTCCGGTAAAAACTTTATCATAAAGAGTTTCTATTTCTTCTAATGTAATTTTTTTCATAAATTATTGATTAGATAAATATTTTGTCTCAAATTCATTCATCAATTCAATTCCTTTTTCAAATCCTTTTTGTAGTTTCTCGAACTTCTCAGTGTCGGGAAGTATTCGTATAACTACCATAGATTTTGTAAAGTTTGGGTTGTATGAAATAAAGTCGCACCATTCAGCCCCAAAGACTAACATTTGCATTTGAACCTGCCATATATAGGCACTGTCAATGGCACTCTCTCCATCAAGTATAATCTTCATATGCTTGACGTCAGCGGGGCACTTGATCTCTATAAGACCCTTCTCCTCTACGATTCCATCGGGAGACATACCCACGTATTCATTCATTTCCACAAATCCCACCTCTTTTACTGTTCTTCCTGTGGTAAGTTCGTACAATGTCCTTGCATCAGCTTCGAGAAGATTTCCTCTTTCTATATGCTCGTTTGTATATGATTCTTTTGTAGCATTGCTATACTTCTCAGCCATTAACTCATAAATATATGTTGTAAGCCCGGCACCTGCGGAAGCGATAGCCTGTGCGTTTGAGGCGGTCATTTTACCTTTTCTGCATGCGTGCCACTCTGGAGTACCTTGTTCTAATTCTGTATAGATTCGCATTATTTTGTAGAGTTATTTATTTCAAGTTTTCGTGCGGTCAATAATGGTATCAGTGTTTTTGATTCATCAGGGTATTTTGAGAGATACTTACTGAGCCCCTCTACAGTATCTATTTTAGACAGAGCAGCTTCATGGTCTATCCCTTTTTTACTTTCTATCTTTCCCCTTCCTGCTCCAGTCTCTCCATCGTCATCAACCGCTTCTAGTAGAAATAAAGATTGGATAGAATAACGTCTGTAATAAGTTATGATACTACCTACTTTTTGGGGGTCGGAGATAGTAGGAAGATCCATTGTGGACTCTATAATCTCTCCACTATCTACGTCAATGATTTGCGTAGAAAGTAGTTGCTTACCTTCTCTGTACACAAGCGGCTGTATTAGTACAAGCTTGTTTGCCTGTAGTACAGGTCGTAAAGCCTGAATAAGTGCGTTCACGTCAAAATACTGTGACTTAAAGAACGGATTAGTAGATCCTTTCTTAACCCCTGTGATTTCATTCTGAACTGCAAGCAATTTCGAATAAATGCTTTTCTCTTGCGTTTTCTTTTCCATGTTATATGGTGGTTAGTGAGTGAGTGAAGGGAGAGACAATCGTTTCTCCCTTTTCTTTAGTATACTTATGTGGCTCATGAAGTCAATCTATTTTACAAAAACAGTGAAGTCGTTTTTTATAATTCTGATACATTTATATGTTGCTTCTTCTTCCACTTCTCCATATGATTTTACAAAATCTAGTGGGACATTATGAAGTGAAAAATAGACTGGGTACCCTAGTTTTTTTGACCCCCTGACAATAAAAATAATAGAGTAAAATAATGTTTTAAAGAGTAGTTTTTTCATATTAGCAATTTTTACAGAAATAAATATCTACAAGTCCAGTGTCGTTTGCTCCGTCTTCCTGATCTACTGAAAGTAAGCTTCCACATTCAGTACAGTAGCATTCCTCGGGAAGATCTAAATAGTTTTGTTCGTCGTCTTCATTGTCGTACATAGTGTTTGAGTGAGTGAGTAAGTGTTTATATTCTTATTATATTCATGTGGCTCATGAAGTCAAGAGATATTTACATTTATTTTAAAAAATGTATAGTGAGGGTGTGTGAGCTCGCACATCCAATTAGTGTATTAGTACAACCAAGTGGTCGAGGTGACGAGTTGGCGGTCATAATCGCACACGTAGGTTCGAATCCTACCTGATACAATTAAAATACACCCAGCGGGTTACAACCGTATGGTGTATTTTTGCTATTGACAATCTGAAACAAAAAACTAAACTGGCGATACTTCTGTATGAAGTTGGTTTGTATTTTTAAGCGAGTTGGGATATATTATATATACCAAGCGGTTTAAAAAAGTAACCATATTTTTAGAAAAGAGTTTTATAGGTACCGTTTGGTTACTTTGCCTATAAGGCTCTTTTCTGTAAATATGAAAAGTATGGCTAAAAGCAGGCAAGTAAATACCAAGTTCTGGTCTGATCCATTTGTTATGGATCTAAATAGTGAAGAGAAGCTTTTATTCCTATATATACTTACAAACGATCAGGTAAGTATATGCGGAATCTATGAGATTGATGTCCGTCTTATAGTTTTTCAAGTAGGAATTGAGAAGGAAAAAGTTATATCTATTTTAGATAAATTCTATAAAGCTAATAAAATAGCCTTATTTTCTGGATGGATTGCAATAAAGAATTTTCAAAGGTATCAAAATACAAGAAATAGCTCTATTCAGGAAGCTATAAAAAACGGTATGGAAGTGGCTCCAGCACAACTTATTGAGTGGGTTAATAATAATACTATTATAACACAAAAAGAAAACCCCGCAGACGAGAGGGGTACGAGTGGTATACCAGTGGTGGACGAGAGGGGTACGAGTCCTTGTACTTTACTTAACTTAACTTTACTTAACTCTACTTTACTTGACGGAGAAAATGAACCAGACAAAAAAGAAGAAAAAATTGAACACGTTGAAGACACACAAATAGCACAAGAACCTAAAAAACCTACTGGCATTTCTTTTGCCTCTTTTGAGGAGGCAATAGAAAAGAAAGATGATATGTACACTCACATGCTTGATAGGTTTAGGGAGAGAAATAAGTTTGATAAGTTCATTATTGAAAGAGAAATACAAAAATTCTATGATTACTGGACCGAAAAAAGACCGAACGCAAAAAAGAATAGGCAAGAGAAAGAAGATTGTTTTGATGTGAGTAAAAGGCTCAATACTTGGTTTGACCGTGTTACCTTATCAGAAAAAGACATGATAGAAATTGAGAAAGCGAAGATAATAAGAAAGCTTGAGCAAAGCAAAAAACTACTTGATGACCAACAACAGTATGAATAAATTAGAATTTTCCACGGCACACATGTTCTTTTCTTGTCTTTTCAGTGATCCGAAGATAACGGAAAAGTATAGCAATCTCCCTAGTGGGATTTTTTACGAGAATGACGACAAAATTATTTTTGAGGGAATGAAGCATCTCTACAAGGAATATCGCACGTTTGATTTGGACACGATGAAGCATTACTTGAAAGTAACTCAGTTTGATAATATCTCGAATACTCTCGAACTTGTGTACTTTAATGGTACAATAGCTTCAAATCATGTGATGTATATAAATACACAATATGACCATGCAAAAAAATTCTATCTCAAAAAGCTTGCACAGGACATGGAAATGCAACTTGAGATGGGTGAAAGTGACGAAGTACTTAAGGACTTAAAAGAAAAGATTGAGAAGTTAGAATCATGGAAACAACAAGAGGGATTGCCAAGCGTAACAAGTTCTTTCTCTTGGCTCTACGAAAAAATGTGCAACGAGAAAGACAATGAACACACACCAAAAACAGAGACAGGGTACAAAGCACTTGATGGACATATTGGTTCTTTAATGCCAGGACAGATGCACGTCATAGCAGCACGACCACGAAAAGGAAAGAGTATGTTTGCTCTTAATATTGCTGTGAATGTAGCTCGAAAAGGGTTTAGAGTTCTTTATTTTTCCATGGAAATGAGCGAGCAGCAAACAATGACACGGTACTTGCAAGTAGTGCATAATATCAACGGAGACAAGTTTAAAAAGGTGACTGATAAGTTTTTAGAAGAGCTAGGTAGTCTTACACCACCTAATGAAAATGTGATCTTTTGTTATAAGTCAGGGCTTACAGCGGAAGACCTAGAAAGTTTTCTCATTAAAGAAAAAGAACATGGGGATATTGACCTAGTGATTATTGACCATATGCATATAATGCGAGGAAGTGGCAAGGAAATGACACAGCAATACACCGAGGTATCACGAGGAATCAAACGTGTAGCAATGAATCAAACAGTTCCAATCATCACACTTGCACAGATGAATAGAGAAACAGAGAAACGAGGAGGAGGAGAACCGAAACTTTCAGATTTAGCACAGTCGGGAGCAATTGAACAAGATGCAGAGACCGTACTTTTTCTTGATCGTGATGAAGACCCTGACGCTAATCCGAATGAACTAAAATTATTGGGAAGGAAGAATAGAAACGGAGTAGGGTTTTTCAATCTTAATTACGTAGTAGATTTTTCTACTTATCGAATAAAAGAAATTTAATATATAATTTTTATGTTTATGAATTTCATACTTGCATACTGGAAACTAACAAGAAGGATAAAGAATAGTGTTGAGTTGCATACTTTTTTTAATTGATAATCATTATTGATATGGCGGATAATATAGCACTCGTATTTTATTTGATGTATGTCCCGTTTGTGCTCTACATGATTTGGAACAAAAATATTGACTAAGTGTGAACAAGAGAGATAATGTGTATATACATAACTATTACATTATGGCAGCACCTAAAAAAGTAAAAGATGAAGATAATATAATCACATTCAATTCATATGCAGAGTTTGGGACGAGAAAGGATGACATAAAACTTGTTGCGGTGGAAGCATCCAATGAAAATAGTATCACGATTGATGGGTATGATCGGGAGACAAAGAAGGATATAGTTATGAAGGTAACTGATGAAAACACAAGCGCAAGCGAGATGGTACGAAAAGTTCAAAATTACATGATCGGACAAAAAAAGTAATATGGCACGATTTGATTTTGTATGTAAAGATTGCAAAGAGGAGTTTGAAAAATTAGTGATGGGTAGTGAAGAAGTAGTATGCCCACAATGTGAATCGAAAGATATTGTAAAGCAGTTTTCCCCGCCTACAATTCTCTACAAAACAGGGGGATTTTATAGTACTGATAAATAACATATGGCTAGAGGGATAAAGGTAAATATTGAAGAATATATTACGAACATACAGCCCTATCTAGAAGTCGGATGTTCTTTATATGAAGCGTGTCTTCATGCATCGGTTCCTTATACAACGGTAATTGATTATCAAAATAATAATGAAGATGTTCGTAAAAAAATAGAGAGGATGGGCAATGTACCTATACTTATTGCTAGACAGTCAGTAGTCGGAACGATGGCTGAGAATGCAGATCTAGCATTGAAGTACCTTGAAAGAAAGAAAAAAGATGAGTTTAGTTTGAAGAGTGAACAAGAGATTAGCGGCGATATATCTTTTAAATGGGATGAATGACTACCAAGACAGTTACACTACCGTATAAGCCAAGAGAACTGGCAAAACAAATACATGAATGCCCTGCACGATTCATTACGGTAGTAGCTCATAGGCGTTTTGGAAAGTCTCATATTCTGTTTAATGAAGGACAAAAAAGAGCATTGAAGAAGAAAGGAAGGTATGGAATTATTGGACCTTATGCGAATCAGGTGAGAAGTATTTATGAGAAGGGCGGCATCGTAAATAAGTACCGTCCTTTTGCGTATAGTCGATTTAATACGAATGACATGACGGTACGATATGCGAACGGCTCCATATTTGAACTGATAGGGTCGGAGAACTATGATGCCCACCGTGGTACTCAGTATGATTGGCTAGGGTTCGACGAGAGTGACGACCATCGTCCTGAAGCGTGGGATCAGGTGTTCAGATACACCATCATGGCTCAAAATGATGGCTCGTTTGGTGGTGGTGATGTGATGTTTGTGGGGACATTGAAGGGGGAGGGGTTCTTATGGCGACAAATGAATATGAAGGGGGATGATAGAAAGTCTTTTCTTTTTAAAGCGAGTGAAACAAACATATTGACAAACGAGGATATAGAAATGATTAGAGAGGAATGTAAGGGTGATGAATCGGTGATGTTACAAGAGCTTGAGTGTATACCTATGCATTATTCGGGATTAGTCCTCAAGAACTTTGGTAGTGATAATATTATCGAGCCATTTGATGTACCGTTTGAGTGGCATAGGTTTGAGAGTATTGACGTAGGAAGCGTCCATCCTACAGCAATATTACATGCTGCGGAGGATAAAGAAGGAACTATTTATATTTACTCAGAACACCTTGAACAATACATGAGTGCGAAAAAGATTGCTCAGACCGTCATGATGAAGCGATATAGTTCTAAGGGGGTATATATAAAACCTAAACATACGGTCATTGATACGAGTGCTGGTAAGATAGATCAATCAAGTGGTACTTCAATAAGGGTACAGCTAGAAGAAGAAAAGATTGATACGATAGGGGCAAACAAAGACGTACAAGGTTCAGTCATGAAGCTCAATTCAATGTTTAAAGATAAAAAGATCTTAATCTTTAACGATTGTGTGAATTTAATTTCTCAATGTAAAAATGTTCGATGGGAAGAACCGCGCACAATGAATGGTGTGACGATAGCACGTGAAGGGATTGTGAAGCATGACGACGACTTGTTTGATACACTGAGGTATCTTGTCATGTCTCGACCTGATTATTACGGGTATGAGAAACCTAAAGTGCATGCAACTCCACAACAGATCTTGCGTGCTGAGATGCAAAGGATAAACTATACACAGGAAAAGAATGATACTATTTCAGATGCTTTCTATTTATCTTAAAATATTCATATGATCGACATTGTTTTATGTGTAGTAATTATCTTTCAGATTTTGCTAAATATTGTATTTATTTATACCATATTCCTCTTGACGAAACTTAATAAGGCTAACACACTAGAAGAGTACACAGCCCATACCGTAGCGGTAGAGAGTAAGCAAATAGTGCAGAAAGAAGAAGATGAGCAGTATATGAGTATCGATGATACCCCTGCATCATGGTTACAAGAGGCAGTAAATTCTAAGAATAACAAATAATATTTATGGATACTCCTAAAAACGAAGCTACGGCAAGCATAAAGATTGACGATAAATTCAAAACGTTTATACAAGAGGCGAAAGATAATCGTATCAAAGTAGAGGCGACTTGGATGGAGATTGATAGTATGATGGATGGTAACCACTACATCTACTATGACAAGATGAACCGTACTATTCAGCAAGTGCCAGTGACAAGAAAAGGTACAGTGAGGAGAACTATAAACAAGATGCGAGCACAAGAAAAGACTCTTACGAATCTTATCAATAAAAACGAGCCAGCTTTCAACACCACTCCGCTTATTAGTCCAGAGAGTACGCCTGAAGAGATACAGAACGCAAAGAATGACGCACAGGTGATACAATACAAGTTTGCTGAGTTATACAACGAGAAACATTTCAAGCATAAATTTAAACAGGCAGTGCGAGTTGGTGCACGGTATGGCGTAGCAATCGGTCAAGTATGTTGGGATGATGAGGATGATGAAGCGGACATAAAGATCTATAGCCCATGGGATGTATATATCGACCCTACGTGCGGTGGTAATATATGTGATGCACGATATATCATTAAAGCAATCCCTGTGGATCTTGAGACAATCAAGAACAATCCACGATATAAAAACACAGAACATATTGTAGTTGAGGGAGATAAACAGGCAGAGAGTGAATTTAGAAACCAATTTTTACAGTTCAAGTATCCTAGTGTAGGAAACAAGAATAGAGCAATTATGTTTGAATGCTGGATGAAAGACAGCAAAAAAACGTATAAAGAAGACGGAGAAAATGGAGTACCTGAGGTGGAAAACAAGATTAAGATAGTATCTTGGATTGGTGATGTACCTATACGAGAAGAGTATTTGAATGATGATGAGTATCCGTTTGATTTATACTACCCTAATGAGGTGATGGGTGAGATGTACCCACGACCAATATTTGCAGATATCATATCTTTAAACAAATCACTTGATGCGGTCTATTCTTTCTGGGAAGAGTATATTGCTACGGTAGGAGTAGGACGATACATAAAACATGATAGTGTTGAACTAAATACACAATCTACAGGAGCACATGGACAGATCATGACGTACACGGGTCCAATAGGAAGACAGCCTGTAGCAATGGACATACCACCATTACCACAAGCGGTATACGGTTTGAAGGATGCAATAGAAAGAGCGATGGATGATATCACAGGTGTACAGTCTTTGAATATGGATGCGGTGGCAAGAAGTGGGGCAAGTGGTGCTCTTATAGGACAGTTGCAAGCACAGCAGGCAGCAAACCTTGGAGAACATACGGAAAACCTCGAGTTGTTTGCTACAAAGCTTTATGAGATCATTCTTGATCTTATGGATAGTAACTATAGCGAAAGTAAGATAGTACAGTCACCTGATAAGGAGAATATGAAGGCGTACCGTATACGAGGAAGTAAAGCTCTATCAGATATATCACCACCACAGGATGGAGAGACGCTTGTTTCTAAAGATAAGTATAGTGTGAAAATAAGTATCATACCTGGTAGCGCATTCTCAGACATCCAAAAGAAACAAGATATTATAGAGTTGTTTGATAGGAAGGCAGTAGATAGACAGACGTTACTTGAAGCGTATTCACTAGGCAACACAAGAGAGATCCTTGAGAGACTAGAGAAAGAAGAGGCAGCAAAGATGGCAGCTGAGGCAGAACAGAAAGCATCTATGGGAAGCGTAGAGAATAAACTTGCTCAAGAAAAACAAATGCAAGAACAGATGATGCAAATGGGGATGAACCCACAGGGGGTACAACAACCACCACAAGAACAAATGATGTAGTAGAGTAAAGTAGTTATTTCTGTCTTTCCCATTTTTCGGGGGATTTGTGGGAAAGACAGAGGTAATTACTACCTCTTTTACATTTAGAGCACTGCAAGGACGAACTCAATCGAGCAATCTTACTTGTACCTCATGACCTTTGACAATATGGATATCACCAACCCACTAGAAGACGCAGTAACTCCCATTACTCAAGAAACACAAGAGGGAGCAATACAAGACGATTCTAGAACACTTGCTACTCCGGCTATGGTAAACATAGGAGGTAAAGAATATGACCCTAAGGAATTAGAGTCTACACTTTCCAATTATAGTAAGCTACAGGCAGAGTATACGCAAAAGTCTCAAGAGATTGCAGAAATGAAGCGTAGAGAGGAAGAAGTACAAAGAGTGTACCAACCTCAGCAGGAAACAACACAAATTGACTCCTCAGAAATGGCACAGTATCAGGAGGCGGCGAAACTACTTGCTCCATACCTAAAGAATGAATTAGGATTGGATGCAACAGTACAAGGTTTGCTTGATCAAGAACGTCAGCGTGAAGCAATGGTAAGCAAGTATAAGCAAGATCTTTCCAGTGTGGAGGATATTGCAAAGAAAGCTAATATCAACTTTAGCCAAGATGAGCTTGTGCAGTATATGAAGGAGAAACAAATAGGGGACGTGGAAGCAGCTTTTAGGGCAAAACATTTTACTGATTTAGTCGCCCATGAAGCGAAACATCAACAATCAGTACAGAAGAAACCGTATACAGAAACTGGGGTGAAGGCTCCTATCGAAGGTACGGTAAACAAAGTTACAGATCCAACTGAGAAGAGTTTTCAACAATCTTTAATAGAGAAGTTCAAATTATTATCAGGAGGGTAAACAATTTTTACCAAATTTAAAATAACTACATTATGGCAGTACTAACTACGGCACAGATTGCGAGTGAGATCTTAGAGAAAGATATTGCTCCTGTAATCGATTCACAATTAGAAAACGAGACGTATCTTTTGAAGATGCTTCCTAAAGACAAAAAAGGTGGATTTGCAAATAACACTATTTACAAAACTATACGTACGGATCGAAACTCAAGTATTGCTTCTCTTGGAGCTAGTGATACAACTCTTCCAACTGCTGGATATAGCAAGTATAAACAAGCAAGCGTAAGCCCTGCGTATATCTA